TTCTATACCTTCAGTAGCTGCAAATAGTGTATTTGGTGCTAATGGTGAACCATCTCCTTCTTGTACTACTTGATTTGTAGTTCCTGTTAATGTCGTACCTCCTGCAGTTGTTGTTTGTACAGGTACATTTTGTGGAAATTCTCCTAATGGTATATCAACGGCTGCTCCTTTTTGGGCAAATGGTAATGAAGCAGTAAAATAATCGTGCTCCCATGCTCTTTTACGTAGTGTACATAATTCACGAACTCTTTCCCATGAAACATTGTTTTCACCATCGTTTAATTTATAATTAACAGGTGCTATTAAATTTTGATCTCTATAATATTCGTTATATATACATTGATAAGCTGCAAATGGTAATGCATTAATTTGAACAGTTGTTGCTACGTTTTCAGGAGGTGGTACTCCTAAATAATCTGCTGTTTGTGATGCTGTACCTGCTTGTCCTGCTGTTTGTACTTCAGGTCTAAATATTGGTGATTCTAAATATGGCATTACTGCACCACTACTTGCATTAGTGATAAATTGTTCCCAATTATCCCATAAAATCCTGTTTGGAACAAAGAAATAATGCATGCTTACATCCATTCTATGCATTACAGGAGCAATTAATGGACTAAATCTGATAAGTGATTCACATCCAAGTTCAAATTTGTCTCCAGGTACACATTCTAATGTTAAAATAGGGGTAAGATTACCCATATCTGCTGATAATTTCACGTCATGCGTGAGGTCAAAGACATTCTTTTTAGGTCTTTCGAGTTTAATGGAATTGAATAGATTTTTTCCCATTTTGTTTGATTTTGTTTGATTTTAAAACAATTTTAAATTGGGGGTGACTAACCCCCGTTTGTTATAGTCGAATTCCGCCGCGTGATACATAATATGTACGGCTTACTTTACGTCGTTTGCCATAACTGCCCTTTCGAGATGTTCGGCGATAGCTCCTTCTTCGCATGTTTTTGTTTTTAGTTTGTTATTAAAATATTTATATAATGCCTGTTCTACGTACTTTTTAAGTAACTCTTTTTCGGACATGTCTGCCGTATTATATAATTTTATTAACCTTAATATTTGATCTTGTGTATATAATCTCATATTAACGTGGTTTATATATTATTTTACCCATATTATATGGTAATAAACTTGTTCCTAAAGAAATAATAGTATTTAACCAACTATTGTCTACATTTTCATCGTCTAAATATTTCTTTATATCCGGTAGTAACTGTTTATAAATTGCTTGTTGATTTAAATCTTCTGTATAAGTTTTCTTTCTATTTAAATCTGTAACTACTTGAATAGATTTTTCCATTGCTCTTTGAACAGCTAATTGTTGATTATTATTTAATTCAATAAACTTGTTTGAACGCATAATTCTGTCAACTTCATAACCTAGTTTTTCTTTTTGTTTCTCTAAAATAGGCAAATTTGCTATTTTATTGTTAGTATCTGCTACTTTATTATTTATTTCAGCTTTATATTGTTCATTTCGTAATTGTACTCCTTCTACTAATCCGGGTAATTGTCCACGTAATCTTTCAACATCTAAATCTTTGAATTTTGTATTACTTGCAATATATAATGCGTCTGCTTTTGTTTTTAATATTTGAGCTTCAATAGCTTTGTTTTGTAATTCAGCATTCGCTAATTGTTGATTTTGAAACTTTATTTGTGCACTTTTAGCTAAAACACCTTGAAAATCTGGTGCTTGTGGTGCTACATAATCTGTACTTCTTACAGGTTGTGCTAAATTTTGTTGTGTATAAACCAAATTTGGGTTTAATCCAGCTTCTTTATATCGCTGCATTTGTTGCTTTGGAGCATTATATGCATTTTGTCTATTCCAATCTGACAATGCATTTTTTCTGTTTAAACTATTTGTGTATAATTGTGAGCCTGTGTTAAATAAGGTTGTTCCTATACTAGCCCATGCGTCTGGTGATAACGGCATAATTTTTTGTTTTTTTTGTTTTTTTTTGACACTATCGTCTATTTGTTTTTGTTCATTTCGTTGTGCGTCGTACCTCCTTCGGCCTAATTCACTTTCCAAATATAACTCTTTGGTGTCAATAAGCACTAATATATCAAGAGTATTAGTGCTTATTACTGACGCGCTGCGCTTGTCTTGATTAAAACAGCCATGCAAACAAGTTTGCACAGCCGTTTTACTCTGTTAATCAAGATGTTCCACATCTTGAGACTGGATATCTTCAATATCCTTTTTTGACAACTTTTGTTCAGTTGTTATTCTTGTGCTCTTTAAACGAGCTTCGATTTCAGCAAGTTCCTGACGAGCAGCTATTTCAAGTTCTTGCCTTTCTGCTAAATCGAGTCTGCGCGGGTCCACTCCGTCGCCGTCTTCACCTTCGTATATTGATTCTTTACTACCTCCGAGTGGTAAACCGCTCGCATATCTTCTTACTAGTTCTCTAACTGACATTGTTTGATCAGGTACTGTTTGGCTTGGGCCAAAATCTTTTTCATGGTCTTTATCAAATTGACCATAATTCATAAAATTTTTAATTTTCATAGTTTTGTTTTCTTTCGTATTCTGAATCTTTATACATTTTTTTAAATGCTCTTAAACCTTGTTCCATTTGCATTCTTTCCTTTTCATATACTGAGCCATAAAATTGTAACATTTTTTCGTCTTCTAATTCACCAATTTTAACCATGTGTTCATTAATTTTATCCTTTTCTATTTCTGAATATATTTTATCCTTAAAATATCTAGGCATTGCTATTTTTTTACCATCTTCTATTGGGACATACATACGATTTAATAAATCGTTTTTATGCCATTTAATCATGGCTTCTGACATATAATTTTTTCCTAAACCTTTAGACATTACTGCAAATTCTTTTTTTCTATCGTCGTTTTGATGCATTGGTATTTTTGATTCTTTACACATATATTTTAACGTATAACCGATACTGGCAGCACTAACATTGCCAATATGACAAGAGCCAATAGGCTTACTATTAATAGTCCAAGCATCAATAATATGTTCTTGATTAGCATTAAAAAGAATGATATGATAATGTGGTCGCTTTTTTTGACTTCCATATTCCCCAACTGCATAGTATTTAAGTTTTTCATGAGTTTTTTTTCTTAATCTTTTGAAAAATTTTTGTAAATCTTGTAAATCAAGATTCATAAAACCATTTTTGGATATTGGTACATATTCTGTATCATATGTTAATGTAATAAAGAGAGCGGATAAACTCCGCTCTCCTTCTTTAACTAATCTAAATGACCAACCACTTGTTCGGCGTTTTTTACATGGGGGGCATTTTCCACATGGTAATGGCATGTATTCGCCTCTTATAGATTCTTTTTTATAAAAAGGTGTTATACATCTTGTACTCATGTCTAAAACATTGGTGTACCAAATTTTGGCATAGGACGAATTGCCTTAATTTTATTCAATACATGACAATATAATGATTGTTGTGTAGGTTCATCTACTGCAAACACACGTTTTGTTGGTTCACACTCTACAAATGCTGCACTTAAAGCAGGTTGTTCTTCGAATATTCTACCTAAATGCCAATAGTCTAAAGTAGTTCTAAAATCTCCAGCAACTCTACTTGGCATAAATTTATATTCGCTATAACGTGGAACATAACCAAATGTATCTTCTCCTGTTGATGTATATGCATATAATTCATTGTTTACAACAGGTTGTTCACCAATATGTGCAAATGAAGGCCAATAATAATCTAAGGTATCATTTTTAAGAAATGTTTTTGGTATACCTTGTTGGTAAGCAGTTTTTGGCATTACAGACATAATTCCTATAATATAACCATGTTCTTCGCAATAATATGAACCAGAACGACCTGAACTTACTGAAATTCCATGTCCTGCCATATTTCCTTGTGGTAATCCTTCTACTTCTCCTGTTGTGTTTACTATTTCACTAATAATTACAGGTGATTTAACTCCTGTAATATACTCTGGTCTTTGTAAACGCTTGTCGCTTGATTTAACACCAAAATGTGTTAAAATACTTTCAATATAA